CGATTGCTCCGGTGGAGCAATAGGTGAGATAGAACGGGACGGTGAGGGTAGGATCATCTACAGGCGTAGTGATCTGCGCGGAACAGGTGGCGTAGTTAAGATTCCCTGCCCCGCCTCCGGAATTGTTACTCAGAAGCAGGGCTTGTATCTTTCGTGCTCTCTTAAACACGATTTTACGGAACCAAGATTACTTCGAGGGTGATATCATAAACTGCTCCGGATAATCCGCCAGAAGTAGTTAGGATGATGTCCCCAATAGCTGCAGTCACAGTATCCCCACTGGTATTTGGGTCTTTCAGCCCACCATGTGACTCGTAGTTATCGTAACCATTGGAGGTCAGTACAGCGATCACGTCGTCTGCAGTATGATCCCACTCTAGCAAGACGTATGCAAATCCACTGACATTCCAGCGAATAGAAGCAATGTGAAGTTTGGTAGGGGCCGTATCTGTTCCGGGGAGACGCATCGCCGAGCGATCTACCTTGACGACGTTACTCTCATCCCCAGTATCGTATATAAACGAAAGGTGAACGATAGCCCGTTTTGAACCACCTGTTGCTGCCCCATTGACTAGGGTATTAACGGAAACTGTATTAGCCATTTCAGTTCTCCTTCACGGTGCCGGCGAAGCCAGCCCTCATTACAAATTCATTGGGGCGGACTTAACCCGCCGCCCCGAAGGGTTTATTACGATGGATCGGTTACGGTGATGCCGCCAGTCAACGCGGCCATACCATGCACGAACCACTGAACACCGTCACTCTCCAACTCCACGTAATCCCCGAGGGCTTCAGCGGAGGCTACAAAGTTGATTTGGTCTTCAGCACCAGCGACTATCACTGCCCCGGCCACTTCGATCGAGCCATCGATATTATCGCCTTCAGCAGAATCGATAACCCAGTTGTCGGTGGCGAAAACAGCAGCCACAACGAACCGGAAATATAAACCAGCCGAAACCGCAGGGAGGATAATCGTCTTACCCGCTGCCGCATTCAAGTACAGCGTCTTGCCGTTATCAGCAGCAGTCAACGTTAGGTTGGCGGCGACCGTCTGGGCTTTACCAAGATTGCGATAAACCCCACCGACCTTTAGAGCTCCACCACCCGTGGCCGTACCGATCTCCACATTGGAGAAGTTAGTGAATGTACTGTCTTCGTTCATTGCCATTTTTCTTTCCTTTCGAATGTTGATCTACCGGGAGCCCGAAGACCCCCGGCGGAAAGATTAGGTACCTGGAGTACCGAAAACGGTACGCCAGTCGGTCCAACCAGAACCGAAGCGCATGGTGGACTTGTAGCGGACGCTATCGGTCTCGAAGTCACCTTCCATCGACTTCTCAACCTTGCGACGCCACTTGACCTGAAGACCCATGTCTGCATCCGTTTGGATGAACCAAGCAGTAGCAGAAGTCATACGCGAGATAACAGCGATATCACTCAACTGACCCATCGACTTGACAGGGTTGAGGTCGTTGTTAGCCGTTCCTGCGCGCAGAACGCTCTTCAGCAGAACTTCCGCTTGGAACGAATTGCTCGGGGAGATGACCAGCTTCTTGGGAAGCAAACGGATCTTCTTACCACGCGGATCAGACGACTGACGAATCTGAACAAGCATCTGTTCCAGAGAAGTCTGCGACAGAGCTGCCGAGGTAGACAGAAGGTTCGACGTTGCTGTCGAATCGCCAGTTGCCAGAGCAGAGTGATCCGTAGTACAAAGGATCTTGCCGTCGCCGCCAATGTAGCCAGAGGTGAAAGCACGATTCAGGTGATTGGCGCATACCGTTTCCAGAGTTTCAGTCATCGACTGGGCCAGATGCTTCGAGTACGTCGCTCCGATACGGATGTGGTCGCCGTCTTCCACGAGTACCTTGGTCAGCGCGAACGCCAGACCGTAGACATCGTAGGTATAACGCTTGACGAAGAGCTGACCGCCGCTGTCGTACGCAACCGGATTCGAATCCGGAAGCAGCTGAGCGGAGGACATACCATAAAGCATCGGCTCTTCGTGGTAGGCGCGAGCAATACCGGTCGTGGTGTTAAAGACCTGCTTGTACTCGTCAGCACGTTGGTCATAAACACCGTCGAAGGCTTGGTTGAGGATAGGTTCAACGATGGACCTAAAGTCACTGGAACGCATTGGGGTTGCCATGGTCTAGTCTCCTTTAGATGGCGTTGACTTGCGTGAAGCGCTGGTTCGCGCCAATAGTAACGCGCACGATGGTTTTAGCATCACCCCACGCATTGTCGATACCCAGTCCAACTCCCATGATGCGGAAGTTGCCGACTGCTGCCGCGCCCGTGAGGGCTGCGATGTAGCTGGCCGACTGACCAGTAACAGTGCTACCGGCGGCGTAGGTGATATTAGCCGAATCGCCAACCGCCGTCGCTGCCACAGCGATGCTGGCCTGAATCTCGAATTCGGTCAGAATATCGGTGATGACGTAGAATTCGATGTTCGTAGCTCCGGAAGTGCTTCCGGGCCAGTAAGGTGAGTAGATCGGCTTGCCGGTCGAGTCGTTGTAGCGGCAACCATCGAAAACGCCGATGGAAGCATCGCCAGCGGCGGACACGATACAAACGCCGGTGGTGCCGTCCAATTTGACAAGGTCGCCCTTGTAGATGGCAGCATTCGTGGAAACCGTCGGGTAGAAGGTCTCCGTACGAATAGTGCCGCTAGGGTGGAAAATGGCGCGAGCGCCAAATGCCGAGAGTGTTGCACTCATGGTTTATTCCTTTACGCGAAAGTGGGAGTGCCGCGTGAGCGGCCCAATGTGTTGAAACTACCTTCGACGCTACCCAGAGCCTTCCCGTCGCTGTCACGTTCTTGTGTTGACTGAACACGCTCACGAATCGCCGCTTCTTGTTCCAAGGGCATGTCATGATGGTAAATAACCATCAGATCGTTAAAAGTTTGTTTGTCAATTTTGAACAATAGCATTTCGTTACAGGATATGCAGCCGTCGAACTCACCGCCTTTGGTCATGAATTGAGTACCAAATCCGGGAATTTCCGTCGCTTTTACCGGCATATACCCTCGCTGCATCCGCTTGTAGATCGGATCCGTCGAATTGGTAGTGCTCAGCCAGCAACAATGAAATCCCGGCATATCAGGGGCAGTGGGAAGTACTTCTTGAATCCAGTCTTGGCGCAACGCCCTACGGCGTTCCTCATCAGACAGGATGGTTCCGTTTTGTTGAGTACGAGAATTGTCAGCAGTGGATCGATCGCCACGAGTAACTTCTCCTGTAGCCTTCTTCAGGCGCTCATCAGCACCAAGAATCGCAGATGTAGTCATGTTCGTAGCTCCTTATTGTCCAGCGTGTTGTTTGTCGTACTCTTTGTATCTCTTGACATGTTCAATAAACTCTGGAGTTCCCTGAACAATACCTAGATCCTTTAACGCCGATACCCTGTCTGCTGACAACTTGTAGGTTTGTCCAGAAGAACTTCCAGACGATTCCCTACCAGAACTAGCTACAGGAGACCTTGGCCTTGGACTTTCAGCACTGCCCTTATTATACCCAGAGTTATACCTATGTGGCAAGCGTTTCTTTAGGCGTGAATCAAGTTCACTCCAATATTCAGCCGTGGTCGGATTCCATCCTTCTTTTGCCAACCGCGCATCAATAACCGACGCGAGTTCAGAGTCTTCGTCACGTTTTTCTGGATCATACCAAGAGTTTTGGTTCAACCAGTCCTGAGCATGATTCATTACCCGCGTGTCTAATGGCGCAGGTTGTCTTTGCTGTTTTTGATATTGATTACGGACATTAGTGAGCTGAGTATGCCTGTCCCTAGCCATGATCATCTTTTCGGTAGAATCAGCAATAGCATTATGATTTCCTGCTGCTGAGGCTACAGCGATCTGATTTTTGAAGTAATTATACGCATCCTCAGCCTGCTTTAGGTGAGAGTCAATTGTGGACAACTCCATCCCACTTGACTTGCGTTCAATAATAGATAGTCGATTAGTCAGGTCACTTATAACGGAATCCCTAGACGACAATTCCCGTTTTAACGTATCTTCACGTGACCGCTGAACTTCTTTCTTGTGCTTACGTTCTTCTCGACGTCGAGCGCGAATAGCTTCTCGTTCAGCATCGATAGACTCATTCGTATCTTCTGGATGATCTTCTAAATCAGTATCAACCCCCTTTGCTTCTTCTCCACCTTCTTCTTGATCTACGTCTTCATCTTTAGGCGGATCCTGTGGAGGGACTACTTCACCCTTTTCGTCTAGTTCCAAATCTTGTTCAGCCACGCTAATTCTCCTTACAGAATTTTATCAAACGATTCGAAATGTCCAGTCACCTTAACTTTGATCTGAACATCATCGAAAATAGCGAAAGTGGCTTTTGTAAATTCCCCTTCTACGGGGACATCAAAGCGCCAACCTCCATGTTTTGGAACAATTACGATGTCTCCAATCTCTGCCCAAGTTCCTTCTTTCCATCGTTCTGCAGTCTCTCGATTACAGTACGCAATGGAGCCCATTTTGACTAACCGTGCAATTTGGGTGTTTCCTTCATTGAAATCTCTTGTTTCTTGAACAAGTTCAATCATACCATGCTTAGTCCGCAATGAACGCAGTTGAACTAAAATCTGCGCTCCACATGGTTCTGCTCCGGGATCGACTTCTGGAAAATGTTCTGCTACATACTGCTCTTTACTAATTTTTGACACACTTATCTCCTTTCGAGATGTTAAGAATTTTCCTCTTTATCGAGGTCTTCTCTAAGCGATGCGTTAATGATATTGAGGCAATGCGCCATTCCACGATACGCACCTACAATTTCACAATACTTCGCCAGATCTGGAGTAGGAAGATTCATGGACTCATGAGCATGAGCGTCCATATCTTCCTTAATTATTACGATTACTTTGGTTAGAATATCAGACATTACTTCTTAGGAGGCTTTTTGCCTTTCCCTTTACATGGAGCACAAGCCATTTTACTCTCCTTTAGTTAAGAATCAGTAGTGTTTCTGCCGGTTAATTGTACCCCTAATTCTGGGGAATGTAAAGCTGGACGCACTGGAGGAATATTCTTTCTACTCTTGGCGCGTTCCTTACGCCGTTTCTTATCCTTGCTTTTACTCATTTTGGCACTGACTGCGCCAGCAGCGCAGACTTCTGAATAGATCCGCTAGTCGTACCATAGTGGTAGCCGAGGACTAGTAGAGCAACACCATCCAGCAGCCCCAGGATGCGCCCTACGATGATCTCAGGGAGCGTCTTGGGGTAGCCATTGAACAGGATGAATATCTCCGTCCCAAGGGTCAGGGTGAGCAGGACAACGGAGAGCCAGAACATGTGTGCTTGGATGCCGCCATCAACATTGGCCTTCCTTGCACTATCCCTGTCCTTGAACTCAAGATCGGCATAGCGAAACCCACGTTCCGCTTCGTCGGCCTTGTACTTCATCTCCAGTTCCTTGATCCCCGACAGTTGCTCCGGGGTCAGCTTGCCTTCTTGGAATACCTTCGACACCGTAGCGACTGTTGCGTTGTCGATATTGAACAGGCTACCAAGGGCTGTGACAGCTACCCCACCGAGGGGGCCGAGCAAAGCACTGGCTAACGTCGGGGCTAGTGTCCGCAACAGTTCATTCATCATCGTTCTCCTTCGCTGAGTCCCATATCAGGTACGCAATCGCTATCAACGGTATCACGATCACGCAGAAGATCGTCAGGTCGAGCCACAGAGTGAAGTCGCTGCCGAGTACGCCACGCCCTAATGAGTTCATGTGAGTCTCTGGTTTGTGATGGGAAAGGTGCTGATGGGGTGAGCATCAGGTTCAGAATGCGGTGGGAGAGGAGGGTGGTCATCTCAGTTCAGGCTCCTCACCGTTGTCTCTACGGCCAGAGTCGCTCCGTCAAGATCGACGTGTTCCAGCGGTAAAGAGTTGCCGGCGCAAAGTGCGGCGAACCACGCGGCATTCCAGCACGTAGTCTGCCAGTGCTCGTCGTTGACCTTCGGCGCGGCCGGATGCTGAAACATCGTAGGGGCTTCCAACATGTGCCGAAATACCCGCGAGAACACTACAGATTGTTCATCTGTCCAATCCTCTGGCGCGTCATACGCAGCACTCACGACACCACCAGCCAGACATCTTCGTTGCGCTCTGCGGCGTAGGTCAGCAGATCCACTAGATATTCGTTGGCATCGTGGCAATCCTTGATGCCAGTTGCCGTCCGTACACGGCCCAATAAAGGACATCCGAGGGTGTCCACTTCGTCATTTCCTCCGTGAATTCGCACTCCGGTGTGGGTGCTGACGCCGAGGACTTCGGGCATGATCCGCTTGAAGCGGTAGGAGTACGACAGGACGATTCTGTACCGCCCACGAGGAATAGCCGTTTCGCCATACAGTTTCTCCCCGCCATCTTCAAGATGTCGATCCGTATCCTCAAGCGTCTGCCCGATTACGATCCCATCAGCGAGCAACTCACCGTAGTTGGGCGAGTCTGTGCCGTCGCGCTTCAGTTCAAGTGTTATCACTTGCTCGGCCCTTGCAGGAACGCTGCCCACGCTGTGTAAGCCAGCCAGCCTAGAACGCCGAACAGTCCGTACTTCGTGACTTCAAACAGCATCTGTTTCCAGAACTTCGACCTCGCCTCCAATGCGCTGATCGTTTCCTCGTGGTAGCGACGATGCCCGTCAGCATCACCCGCTGGAAACGCGCAGCCGAGGGTTTCACGCATCAGGTCGGCCCACTCCTCCGGCTCAGTGGCGATGTGGTCAGTGAGCGTCTGCCCCTGCTTCTTCTGCTCCGCTTTGACCTCTTGTAAGTCTTTGTGAATAGTCTCGAGCAGTGTTAACATGACGTCTGGAACCGATGACATTTAATTCTTCCTTCCTGCTCTCTGTGGAGCCGGTGCTTGTGGAATTACTCGGTAGGTGTATTGACTGGTGTAAGTAGAGCACGTAGAACTTCGGTCGTGTTAGCAGATTCCGCAGCAATTTGCTCTTTCATCTGCGCGATAAGATAATTGGTCTGATTGTCCTCATGATTCTTCATGCGTTCAGTCATCTGCTTTTGCATATTGTCCGCCTGATTCTTCATCAGCTCGACTTCTTGCTTCCGTTCTTCAGATTGCTTCTCAAGCATTACGCGCATTTGATCTAGATTCTGATCAAATTGAGTTTGCTGTTGTTCCGCTTGGAAAGCCATAGTCTCCATTTGTTGTTTCAATTGATCTGAAGCAGCCTTAGCTTGCAACGTAGCTCCGTCCATCTGAGTCTTACGTTCGATATCCATCTTTGCAATATCGATAGACGCTTGTACCTCTGGAGGAACTGGAGGCTTAGGTTGCCGTCCCTGCACGGCAACGAGCGCTTGTCCTATCATCTGCAATAACGGATGCTGTGGCGGGGGAGTAGGAGGTTGTCCCTGCTGAGGTTGTCCCTGCTGAGGCATTTGCGGAGGAGGAGTCATGCTTTGAATCAACTGGGCCTGCGCTTGTGATGTAGCCTGATCTTCAGGAATACCTTGAGCAATCGCCGCCTGCACCAACTTCTGGGTCGTAGACAAGTAGAACGCTTGTACGTGATCTTGTACGTGTCCCATAATCACCATTAGTCCAGTAGGAGGACAAAGAGGATTAGCAACACCGAATGGCCCCATGACAAACTGTAGATGAGTCATGACGTGAGCCATGTGATCCTGATCACGCTCAATCTTTAACTCAATATTCTTCAACGCAGCAGCGTTTTCAACAACGGCATTACCAGAAATAGGATCCGGTTTACGCGGAAGAATTGAGTTTGCGCCATCTACGCGGAGCAGATCAAGCGCACGTTGAGCTATTTCTTCCCTATTCCACTTCAAATCTGGGAAGAGTGTGAGTAACTTAACCGTCTCTTGAAGCTGAGCGTACCGTTGAGTCTCACTAAATATATTAGGATCTGAAACTGGTTCTACATCGTCATTTTCTTCAAAATCTTCAGGAGTCAGTCCAAACCGTGCCATGTTCTCCAGATTAGGATAATCACGATTCAGACGGCAGATAATCTTAAGTCCCTTGCGCTGACTTTCGTGTAGTCGCGCATGGATACTTGAGTAGACAGGAGATCCTTGTTCAATCAAGGCCATTGTCGTACCAACGGGAGTACGATCTCCAATTGACTCCAGCTTTTCTTCTCCAGTTGAAATCAATCCTCTGGCTGCGCTGTCCAGATACTGAACCATTTGGAATAGTACAGCACTAGGAGGATTAAACGGCATCGCCATCGCAATATTGCGAATATCCGTTACCCCGGCTGGGCCTTCAATTTCAGTTACTTGGGTGATATCTACTTGCGTGTTCTGCCCAACAACACGACCACTCTTTAGCTTCAAAAGAGACGGAGCATTATTGATGTGCGCCGAATCCAACAGGGCGCGAATACCTCCTGTCAGTGCTGCAGAAATCCCACCAATCAAGTGCGGCAATCCTACCCCGTAAGCTCCACGCCACGGAATAAATACGTCCTCTACCCACCAGTCTAGTTTGGCGTTTAGTTCATCTTCAAACTTCCAATTACGGTAGATAGCTAGAAGTTCGCCTGTAGGTTCGTCTTGGATGACGATGTATGGAAGAACACCTTTACCCTCAATATCTCTGATCATGCAGACTTCATAAACTATCCGCAATCCATCTTCAGAGTAGTACCCTGAGTCTTCTTTACCTTCTATTTTATTATTCGCTATTTGCGATGCAGACTGCTCTGGAACATCGCCACTATCCACAACTTTATCAATTTCCCGATAAAATCCGGACTTAATGCGAGAATCAAACTCCTGACGTGTGATCTCCTGAATATGCGTGGAACGAGGAGAACCTTCAAATGACGATGCAGAAAAAGGAAGTAGCATCTTATCGATTGGAACAAATTCCATTCGAATACGCTTTGCTACATCGTCATACCAGTATTTTTCGTACTGGGAACCACCAAGAGGCAATTGCGTAAGTAGACGCTCTTTTTCTGGTCTATATTCAACAATTTCGTGAGTCAACTGCCAATTAAGGAAGTCTCGCTTATTCTTAGCTTTTTCTGACCGATCGGGATCGATACCTTCCCCATATATCTTTGTCTTTACTGGCCCCTGACTAGGCATCAACTCCTTGATTGCGCGAGCTGCAAAGTCTACACAGCCTTCAGCCATAACAGGATGAACGACCTTAGACGCTCCACTAAACGATGCTCCTCCGGGAGCATCATCTCCAAGTCCTGTGCGGCGAAGCCCATCTTCGTATTGTTTATCCCTCTTTCCGCGAGCCTGTTTGTCCTTTTCTATGAACTCTTCTAGGTCTCCAGCTAGAGAATTAACTACATCAATCGGGATATCATCTACGATGTTGTCGTAGAAAGCTGACGATTCGAGACTTTCGTCTTCATCGTCTTCTGGGATAATTACGTCTATCGATCCATCTTCGTTTTCGATAACTTCCCCATTATCGATATCTGGATCCATCAAAGGACCGTCATCTATCGAAGAAGGAATTGCCAGATCATCTTCCATGTAATGCCCTCAGTGCGGGTAGACCGCCTTTGTCTTCCATTTGGCTGTGCGGATTCATTTACATCGCGTACGGATTTTCCGTAGCCCTCCGCTTTTTGGGGTAGTCTTCTTCATCGTCATCTGAATTGTGCCGTGAATCAACATATACCCAATCTTGATCTCTTAGTAAGGCCATCGCTTGACTAAACGTATCTACGTAATCGTCATTCGGGGAATTAGGAAATCCGCACAATTCTCTTACAAATTCTTCTGCCCAAGATACGAACTCTCCGGGTACTTTACGACTTTCTGGTATGTAGACGCGACCATTATACGCTAAGTGGCTTACACTATGCAAGCGCATGACCTTGTCTGGTTTCCCGGGATTGTAGGGGCGAACATAGACCCCTGCCCGTTGAAGATCCTGAATAAGGGGTATTCCACTACCTTTTTCTTCAATAAGAACGATATCCACTGGAGCTCGCGCATCTCCGTATTTTGCCTTGTAATCTTCTTTACAACGAACTCGCAGTTCTGGATACTTCAAATATTCGCGCCATGCATCCAAAAGGATCACACAGTGCGGAGAGGATTCTGTTGGGCGAAAAATTCCATATACCGAACAAGCAGTAGGATCGTTTTGCGTCTTATCGGTAAACGCAGTATCGTAAGACTGAATAACATATTCTAAGAACGGTAGTGGATCTTTAGCAGGCCACCGTTTGATCCATTGACGCTTGACAATTCCAGATTCTTCAATATCTATCAGTTCAGCATGAATCTCTTGACGACCTAGATTTGTGCCTTCGTACTGAGCTATCTGCCTCATGAACGGCGCAGCTAGGTTGGATCTGTTCTCGTAACTTGAACCAGTAGTGATAACAAGGCGATTAACTGGATCTTTCGCCATGTCCACGAAGTTCTGAATCAGCACCGTGGGTTTAGGGGTGGTCGTTACGAGGCATCTTGGGTTCTTTCCGAGACGAAGACCAAACTGCAACATATCCCATGTCTCTTGCTGGCTTCCGAGTTCGAATCCGGCAACCTCATCCACCCACGCGGCATCGTGTTGTGGTCCACGTAGTCGATCAGGTTCTTGAGAACTGTAGAGGGTTGCAATAGCACCATTGTTCCAAGTGAGTCTTCGCTTGGTAGGTTCATAAGTTGGTCGATCCCAGTTAGGGCAAATTGACATAATCCCAGACTCGCCTTCTACTACCACATCGCGAGCATCCGCACTAGTAGGAGCAATAATTGCTATTCTACCAGCTAATTTCTTCTCTACTAGTTCCCTAACCCACTCTGCACCGACCCGCGTTTTACCAAATCCACGTCCTGCGAGGACAATCCATGTCAACCAATTGAGTTTTGTCGGGCAAGGGATGTAGACGTAAGGAGAGTTAGCCTTTTTACCTGCTTTTAGATCCTCAAAAT